CGGTGTTGCCGTTGGCTGACCACCTGCTGCTGGCGCACCTGCCCCCATACCCGGCGGTGGTGCCGGTCGCGCAACAGGCATCCCTTGTGGCGGTTGTCCGGGCGCCTGCGCTTCAGCAGCCATCGTTGGCGGCACTTGAGTCTTTTCCAATTCCATCAAGTGTTGCGCTAATAACTGCCGATTGCCGTTGTCATGCTGCATAGCGGTAGCCAGTAGTTTCGTCGCATTGGCCTCGCGTGCGACTTGCAGCCTGACCACTTGCGTCTGTTCTTTCTCGCGCACCTTGCTGGTAACTTCCTTGAGCTTCTGCGCCATCGCGGTAATGACCTGCTGAGCGTGAACCTTGTCGGGATCCTGACCGTTGAAGAATCGGTCGCCGTCTTGGTAGCCAGACAGCCCAAAGATTTCTTTAGCAATCTCCTCAAGGTTAATGCCGGCCGGTGGCATCTTGGCAATAGCCGCAAAGGATTGGATGCCGTAGATAAACCGTTGCAGCTTTGCGACCGGATCCGTGGCGCCCATGCCTACGTTTACGGTACACGTCAGCTCGTGATCGAGCATTGAGTCCTGCACCTCGGATACGCCAAAGCGCATCATGGCCTTAGCCTTCTGGCCTGCCACGCCAAGCACCACCTCATCGGTTTCATAATGCTGTTCGAGCAAAATTAGGTGCCTAAGCACCGGCTGCACAAACGTTTCGGTGAACGTCTTAAGCATATACTCGGTGAGTAGGTTGCTTGGGCCTTGCAGCATCCGCATGGTGGCGGTACTGGCTTGGCCTACTTTCATGCCCGACACTTGCATCGGGTCGAAGTTACCGGCTAGATCGCTAAAGTCGCTGTCGATGCGGTCTTGCTCTAGGTAGCTGGACTGGGTTACGTCAGGCCACGTTACTTCCTTAACGTCACCGTCAGGATCATCAAGTAAAGTAATACCACCAGGCACGTTTCGCACCAGACTCGCCAAGTCGACATTCTTGCCTCGCTTTGCAAACCATCGCTTGTTCAGCACAAACTTGACGTTGTCTAAGCGTTGGTTAGCGATCTCGTTTGCTTCTTCCTGTAATCCTCTAGTCATCTCAGGCACGGACGTTGGGAACGGCCGGTGAGTCTCTAGGATGGTGTTTCCCATGACATAAGGGCGCTTACCGTGAAATACCGTGTCGGCTAACGGCTCTGGCTCGGTGAGCAGCTTCTCGCTGGCAAGGGTGTAGAACTCCCAGTCTTGACCGTTGTGCCGGTGGATGTGGCGGTGGATCCAGATAACGTCATAATCGGAGATGGATCGTCGTTGTTGGGTAGCATCCTCAGATCCCTTAATACGGGCCTTGCGAGTGCTGTCATCCATCCCTGCCTTGAATGAAGCAAAGGTCGCATCATCGTAGTGTTTCCATGTTCTGCCCTTGGGGTCAGGCTTATTCATCCGAGCCTTAACGTCGACGACGTACATCGGAATCAGATGAATCAAATAGGGTGACGTATTGATCGGGTCTAGCCAGTGAGCTGCACCGTCAATACGTAGATTTTCGATAGGGATTAGATCCACTACGGGCTGATCCTCTACCTTTTCTAGATCACCGTCCTTTGTGCGTTTAGTCGTGAACCGCCAGTGAACGTGCGCGGCACAAACGCCTTGCACCTGAGCGTCTTGGAAGGCGCCCAGCACCGTCTGAAACCACGGGATAGATACCGTCAGGCGGTATTGCAGCAGCTCTTTCATGATGGCCGCTGATAGCCGTTCCTGCGGTATAGCCTCATTGACTGCCGATACCGTTATCCGGTCAATGTTGCTAAAAAAAGCAGCCGCCGCAGCCGCTTCGTTTTTGCGGATAATCGCCCGAGTCTTAGGCCGGAAAATGCTAGACCGCTTGCGGAATAGATCGCTGTTGTACTTTGATTCGCCGGGGTGCTGACTGTTAAACGCCCGAATCGAATCTTCCCATGATTTTCGATAGTTGCTGTCAACAAATGACGTACTGAAGGCAAACGCCTGACGCGCTCGGCTCATCCAGTTAATGTCACGGCCAGACTCGCTGCCGTCTTGATCGGCCATCAGACCGTCGTCATCGTCCTCGTTCCCGTAGATAAACGCGCCAGAGCCTTCGCTTAAAACATCGCCCTCGCGTGGGTCATTGATTGATGGCGGCTGTGGACGGGACTGAGTGCTGACTGTCATGTAAAGTTACCTGATTGTTTACGCTTCCATCCCTTCGGCAGCACTGGCTCCTCGCCCTTCCATGCCGCCCGTGGCAAACCAAAAGCCTCGAGCAGTTGCCCACCGGCCATCACAGCGTTCTTTGCTAATTGAGTAGCCGAGTGTGCGTCCAAATGCTTAAGCACAAAGCCAAAACCATCCTGCCCCATCTCTGTCCGGACAGTGTCACTGATGGCCAGATGCCGGATAATGAGCGCCTTACCTTGGAAGCTGATTAGCCAAGGGTGGTTCGGGTAATGCTTCTCAAGCGTAACTGACACTTCCTTGGCTTTCTCAAGGTCTAGCGCTTCGTCTAGATCGCCGTGCTCAATCAGCCGGATCTCGCCGTTTTGGTCTAACATTTTATGGCTTCTGATAAATGCCGGTCGTGCCGGTGTCTGTTGAGTCAAACCGACGCACGCCGCCGTCAAACACGTAGATACCGTGATCGGGTGCGCGGAATTCACTGCCCCATTCGCGGCTAACCATGTCTAGCAGGTTGAATTGACGAGTTGTAACTGGCAGTCCAAGACTGGGTGGAATAGGCGCTGGCATTAATACTCCGGCTCTAAGGCATCTTGGTCAACGTGAACAGGCCCACGGGGGTCTAGGTCGTAGATACGGCTCACGGCGTCCACCAGATCTTTTAGCCCACCAAACGGGAAGTAATGCACCTGCATCCGTAACCGTTCGGCAAGGTCGTAAACTTGACCAGCTTCGTCTTTCCGTTTTATCGGTTGTGCCACCCGATAGCCATAGCCCTCGGCTTGCATCCTGCTCTGGGCTTTGGTAAGCCTATCAGAATCGGTAGGATATGGTAAATAGAACCGATGGCTGCGGAAGTCGGGTCCCAGTCGCTGCACTCGGTCAATCTTGCTGCCTGGTCCTTCCCGCGGCCATTCCAGTTCTACAATCTCGAACCGGACGTTCTCAATCTTTTGCCGTTCTTTGAAGTAATCCAGGTCTGAGATGGCGCCGAATCGCTCGTACCCAACTGTGAGGCCTTGAACGCCGGTGGCTGAACGCCATCTCTTGTACAAGTCGCGCATCCGGTGCCAGCGCTCTTGTAGATCCATTTTGTGGTCGTATCCGTCCAGTAGGTATTTGTTGCCCGCATAATCGACACCGATAACTGCCATAGCCGTGTTTGCGCTATCTTTCTTTATCGAGCGAGCAGGGTCAATCATGATGTAGACCATGAGTGTCTCAGGCCGCACCTCATAGATTTGCAGGTCTGCCTGATCGAACATCCGCTGGTGTCCGGCCAATGGGTTGCCGAGCATCTGACAAGCGATAGTCGCCTCGCCCTGATCGCGTACTTTGCGTTCCCATTCGGCCTGAGTGAACAGCAGTGGCTTGCCGGTAATCATGCCGTCATCGGTAGCCGGTCGGTGCCGTAGGATGGCTGCCCCACGCTTGATGATGTCTTGGTAAGTGTCTGCGTAACTGTATCGAGTGCCTACGTGCCACTTGCGCCCGCCCATGCTGCCAAGGTTGTCCGACAGCTCCCACGCTTCGGTGGTCTTAAAAATCTGTTCGGCGGTGCTGACCGACTCGCGGGTTACAACGTCATCATAGATCAGCAGGCCAAAGTGACGGCTGGTAGGCTGCCCGTCCACCAATCCGTGCGCCTCGATGGTGGCTTCCTTTGGGTTAGTCTTGCGCTTGACGATCAACCCAGAGTCTAGTGACCAAGTGGGCGCTTCCTTTTGTGGGTTGCTCCATAGGACATCGGGAAACAGATCCTTGAGCGTTTGATTGCTCTCCAGCTCACGCTTGATCTGGCTCATGAAAGCCTTAGCGATGGGCTTCGTATGGCTGAACAGCCCTATCGTGATCTCAGGGTTTCGCAGGATCTCTTGAATTGTGCCTGCATAGGTAATGATGGTCGACTTGTAGTGTTCCCGTCCCCAAATGTCTAGGTGGCCGTCTGGTGCTAGCTCTACCTCACGGCAGCGGTCGTAGATCCAAGGGTGCCAGGCATCGCCACGGCCAAGCAGTTTGATTAACAGGTAATAACGGTCTATCAGTGCTAAGGCGGCTACTGCCTCAACGTCAGTGCCATTTGAATCAAGCTGATCCCATAGACTCAATATCTGCGTAAACGGCGTCCTCAAAAGGTTCACTGGCCTGTTCCACAGCGCGGAGCGTGTTGGCGAGAGTACGGGCATTGCCTACCGTGATGTACGTCGTGTGGGTGGATTCTGAGATGAGATGTTCGGTTGCTTTGCCGTCAATGCGATTGGCGATCTCTGCGACTGCCCACTGTTGCCCTTCGATGGCTGCCGCGACAACCCGGTCTGCGACAAGATCAAGCCCGTTGTCATAGACGTTCTCGGCTTTTCTGGCCAGAGCGCGCTTAATGGCGGCTGTCCATCTTTTACCTTCTGCACGATTGTCATTCCCCACTGGTGCGCCACGCATTTGATAGATACTCTAACGCTTTGATTTTCTTGCAGCCTTCGCCGCCGCCGCATTTCCTGCTCTGACGGCTCTACCTTCGTCATGGGTGGAAGCCAGCACCGAATTGGCCGCATGAGCAAAAGCCCGTTTCGCCTTCGGTGTCTTGGCCTTTTTGGTAAAACTACTAGCGTCTTTGACTGACCAAGGCATCAGGCTGCTGCCGGTGGATCTGGTTGAATTGGATCGTTAGCCACTGGCGCGTCTGTGACGGTGACAGTTGCGACAGTTGCGACAGTTGTCCCACAAGTGCAAGGCTTCACGGTGGCCAAAGCATCTTCCAATCCCTGCGAGTAGACCGACCACAAACCGGCTACATGACTGATCGGTAGACCAGTTTTGTACAGTGCGTCGATCTCGTAGTCGGTCATGACCGAGTGCCTTTCTTTGGCTTCTCGAGCTTGTCATTGCCGGTCATTTTCTTACGCATCGGCATTTTGCTGTCCATCATCATGCCTGGCTCATCTGCGTGCCGAGCTGCTGGACGATGACCTTTCTTCTTGTGATGTTCTGGCAGTGCCATTTAATTATCTCCTGAGTACCCACGATAACCGTTATAGGCCGTCAATGGCCCGTAAGCATCGCCCTTAAGATACAGCTCTAGGCGGTGCGGTAAATCTTTATTGTTGCGGTGCATTATTGACTCGTCAAAGTCATAATCGCCAGTTAGCCGAGGCGTGTTGCGCCATTCTTTAGGGCAGCACTCGTGCATTTCAGCTTTTTTCGTCTTTTTTCTGTCCATGACCTATCCTATTGCATTGCTGATACGTTGCCAAGCCTAAGCACAAGTCTACCACCAGGCATCACTTCCCGCCTTGCAATGCCCAGCTCGTCAATATCACCGTCATCCTTAATCACTTTTGCAAACATTAGCGCGTCCAAAGTGGCTTTCAAAAGGTTGTCCAAATCACGCTTTCGCCGGTCTGGTGGGTAGGCTGCTATCACTAACCCAAGCCGTCCACTGTACATCCCTGTTCTTACATTTTGCTCGTACAAAGACGCAATGCAATCTTGCCGATACGTCCTACCCTTTGCGCTTATGAGCGTCCTGCCTGCCATCGGCCCACGGCTAAGGTGCCTGTAATACGAATTAACCGATGGTGGCCATGGCAGCTCAAACTGAATCATTTTCGGGGTGTCATAGTCGCCAAATCTTCCACCAACCACGCAGGCCACTCACCCTTCGGAGTGCTTTTGCAATAGTTACGCCAAGCCGCAAGATAACCCGCGTTCTGAGCGTATTTAGGGCTAATGATAGTCGTGCCTTCAGTGCGTGGTAACTTTGCATTGCGTTCCTTAATCTCCCCGCTTTGCACTTTTTCCCAAATCTGCTGTGTCTTAGCCATCGTAGTTCTCTCAGTAGTTCTAACAATTTGAGAGTATTCCCAATTTGGGATTATGTAAACAACGGTATTGTTAGTAGTAATTAGATGCAGTTTAAGAGAAGAATCTGGACGGCTTTTTTTTCTAGTGAAAAAAGCCGGAGATTTAAGACCTTTAGCAACAGCGTGCTAAATTCCAAGAGCGTACCTGTCCCTTCCAAGGCTGTGAGCCAAGGGGACAGTACGCTGATCTGATCCGATATAGCGTTAGGGTGATTGCTTTCACGGTTTCCCGTGCCGCTGCGCCCTTCACCCATAAACCTGTGGCGCGTGTTTTATAGCAGTTCCCCCAGTAAACATACGAGCTAGACGCTGGCGTCGACCGTCCATCTAGCAAGAGCGAGCCTGAGTGTAGTACCATTCCGCTCAGTCGGTCAAATCCTGTGCTTCCCCCACATGACCTAATCGGGTGTAGTTCCCCGAGCCGCCACGGCCAGCCTCTAAACTGGCCGTTTTGCGTTACGGGGTAGGGAGAAAATTTATGGACCAGGCAACAATGGATCACGTGCTAGACCGCATCCTGAGCTTTGAAGGTGGGTACGTAAACAATGCCAATGACCGCGGTGGGCCAACAAACTTTGGCATCACTTTAGCGACCTTGCAAAATTGCCGCGGTGTACCCGT